GGAACTTTCATACCATCAAGAGATTTCCTTGCAAGCGTTGAGAGTAGCATCTGACCAACCGTATCGTATCCGGCAAATGAATTATCTGCAAAACTACACACAATTCCATTCTCGGCATATACCTGTGCAATAGAAGTTAAATCAATTTCATTTCTTTTCCTTGTTGCTGGGTCTATCCAACTGCCTGCAATAACTTCGCCACTGTCAATACGAAGTATATTTCTACAATTTTCAGCTATACTCATTCCAGTAGAATAATACTCACGGAAAACGTGTCTGTCTTTTTTAGCATTAACGCCTATCCATAAACATACCGTTGGATGCCTTATGCCTTGGTCTATCACCCGATATACCGTCCAATTCTTCATATCATATTGAGCATCGTGGAAATTACCAAGCATAGGCCATATTCTCTGACCAGAGAAAGCATTATAGTCAATTTCCATTTCTCTACGCCAAGTAGGACTCTCAAGACCGCCATATAAAACAGATTGCCTTGCCGCCCAATCGCCACGCTTCAAAGGGTCTGCCGTGTAATGAATACGCAAATGCGCAAAGTTATTTGCAAGTTTTCTAACCTGCAAACCTTCCATTACAGTATCAAATTTTGCGTTAAGCTCTATCATTGTGGACTGCTGCAAACTCCATATTTATTTATTTCATTTTTCCTTTCTTCCGTTAACTCAAATTTGTTATTGGAAAAAGGTTTGTCCCACTCACTTTTCCATTTCCATATGGCAAAAGAAATATATCCAAGATATAATGCGCAAAACAGTTTTTTATTAGAAATTCCAAATCTAAAACTATCCCTAAGCGTAATGTTAAATTTACCAAAAAATTCTATTTCGTATGCACCACGTTCTTTGTAACAATTAACTCTTATAATTTTTTCCATTTTCTTTCCCTTTCATTTTCCATTTAAGCTGCGACATCGTTTATAAATTGTTCCCATTCACCAGCCTGTGCCGATGAGAATAATTTCACATCTTTACAGCAAGCTAAGGCCGCTGATTTACATTCGTCAAACTCTCCCTCCAAAAACCCGCACTCATCACCAAAATATCTGGTAGGATTATATGACCTTATCTGGTCTCCGCCAGATGGAATGCCCCTAATTACAGAACCATTCTGAAAGCCAAGCTTGTTAAAAGAACTTGTAAATGACTGCCTCATCCATATAGGTTGATTCTCAAACATAAATAAAGCACGCTTAACTAATTCAGAGTCAGCTATATCTTCCTTCTTTGTCTGGCATATAACTTCTTCGTTTGAATGAAACTGCGCCCAATATAAACCACAAGCCATCATCAGCCAAGTCATACGCATTTGTCGACTCTTATCAACAGCAAGATGTTTCTCTGTAAAACACATATGAAACGTATATCTCAAATACTCATCAGCAGGAAACCGTTCAACTTCCGTGCTTTCTACATTCTCGTCCTTACGCTTAGTAAATACATAATTAACCAACCAGTACCAAGGCTCAACACAACACCTTTGGTATTCAATTCGTTGCGCATTGACATCACTAAGCAAGGCATCAAATATCTTGCCAGTGATAACAGGTTTTAAATCAGACTGCAACGGATATATCATTTACCTTACTCTCAATCTGCTTTCTAAACTGTTCGGATTGACTGCGAACAGCACCTTCGTTCACCTTACCACCAACCTCATCGGCAGGTCTTAAACCTACAAAAGTCAAACTCTGCGAAGTCTGCGGCTTATATCCCTTATCAAAACGCTCAACAAATAATTTCCTGTCCTGTGGACTCTCTTTAATAGCGTGCTTATATATTGAATTGTGGACATTAGCCAAACCAATGTTAGAATGATAACTCTCGCAGCAAGACATAAACCACTTCATAAACTTTGGGTTATGACTCCACCTCTGCCAATTCATATTATCAGAACCAAGTTCTTTCATCACCTTCCAAGGGCTAACCTCACCATCAGCTTCCAAAGTCTTTACATAAAGTTCCACAAACCTCATCATTAAGTTTGTAGGCCTAAATTCAGCATTACCTAAAACTGGACTCGATATAACCTTAACACTACTCTTACGAAGCAGCTTCTTCTGTGCAAGTGCGGCGCGCTCTTTATTAGTTTTCCTGCCACGCTTACCCTTAAAATAAGGATGAAGCATAGGATTATATGTCGAAACAGGTTTAGGTGTTTCTACGACAGATTTAGAAGTATCTACTTCTTCCATCAATCAACCATCCAATATGTCTTTATATCAGTCGTCAACGTACTATTCGTATCAGTTACAGCAAAATATAAATTACCTATATCCCACCAACTGCCATAACTATTACCCGAACCATCCAAAGACGGTATCACAAAATTATATTTACCCACAACACAACTTATCGCCGGTGATGTCCATACTAAATCCTTAACAGAAGACTGCGTAGCCTCACCCTTCTCCCAAGGGTCTATATAAGCCTTTAAATAAAAACTCTCATCCGTACCAGTGCAAACAACCTTGACCTTAACCAACCGACCACAAAACTTATCAACACCCCTATCACCACCCCATACCAACTCATTACAATCTTCACTCGCACTCGCCTTGACAGTAGGATGATAATATATCACACTCTCATCTATACTCTTCCTAACTCCGTGAATATCTACAAAACCTACCACCATTATTAACAATATAACAGATAAATAAACCCCAAGAAATGAGCCAAACTTCTTCATATAAAATTTCCTAAAAATTATTAAAAATTTTTTTCAGTTTTCTTTCAGTATTACTTTTATCACAATTCTACAATGTCCTTACTTATATGTCAATTAAATTATTTATTTATATTCTATTCATATCAGATAAATATGGTCGTGTATTGAGTTTGATGTAATGGATGGGGGAAAGGGTATTACGCCCCTCGCCTCATACCATAGGGGGGGGTATGGGGTCGCGCCTTTGCATCGTGCTTATCCATAACATATATCTAATTATCATTAGGATTCAATTACAGGCCTTATCTCGATTGCTACCATAGCCAGATACTTATTGAGTTATACACATACAGAATTGATTGTGGAATGAATTGATACTGGTATGGGTTGTAATCTTGGCAGGCTATACTGTGGCGCGATAGTAAATACAGGAATGGTCGATATTAGCTCAAAAACCCACAATTGTATCATCATAAAATCCCGTTCATAAGTCCTTTATTTACGTTGATGTCATACCCTCATTTTTAAGCTAAAAACAAAGAAACATATCCATTTTACGGGGGTTTTACCTTACCCCAAAACGCGCAACGTAAGTCCTTTATTTACGTTGGTTTTATCTGACTATAAATCAATATGGCCTAAATAAATGTCTTGGATTATGGTTTAATCAGGATAATACTTTGATAAGATTTAACGCAATATCAAGGCTTATATTTGATTATATGGCGTTTTTAAGCATTATTACTCAATTATTATATCATTATAATCAGCAAAACCTTATTTTTGAAACAATTATCTATATTTTTATATAAATTGCAACTGTATTGCAGTTTTAAGTTTATACTTATTTTAAAGGTGTAATTATACAATCTAATTACTATTTGACTTGATTTAGTTTTATGGCTTTAATTGTATTTTGGTGTTTTATGTTTTTGATGTAATTTAATGTTGATTTTTTGCTTTGCGTTGTTTTTTATCGACATTGATTTTCCTTGTTATTTTATCAATAACGCAGTTTTTTGTGTTTTGGTCGTTTTTATGTTTATTATTATCATCACACTTGCGTATATTACACCTTTGGATATTATCTGTCAAGTATAATTTTATAAATTTTAAGTTATTGTTATTGCTATACTTATATCAATTTTAAGATTTATTTTATAATTTAATTAAGCTGGTATGCTAATTGGTCGATTGTTTGCTATATGTACATATGTATTTGATGATTAAACTAATAACCTTTTTTTATGGAGATTTGAAAATGGAACTTGAAACAAAACTGAACATCACAGCACAGCAAGAGCCAGGCCTGTTTATCGCAACAGTTTTCGGCCATTCATTTCGACTCTTTAAAGATTTAGAACTGGCTGTCCGTTATTGCGCCGCCCGAACAAATAGGAACGACCAAATGCGACTCGGAAACAATACGATAATCGACGCTGGGACTGCCTGCAAATGGCGTGTTGAGCCTGCGACTGTTTATGTGTCTAATATGTGTTGATAAATAAACTAATAACCTTTTTTTATGGAGTAATTAAAAATGAAACGTGAGACAAAATACTACGTTGCTACATACTACCAAAATGGCGGCGATAAGAGCATAAAACGCCTGTCGCCATATTATCCAGATATGCTTACCGCAACGATTGAAGGCCAAAAAAGACGACAACACTACGACGACATATTAATCAGGTCGCTATCGCCGGACAATAAAACAAGAAAAACTTTAGTAGTAATTTAGTCTTTTACACTATACCCGCTTATTGACGGGTATAGAATAAAATACTAAACTTTAACCTTTTTGGAGCGAAACAATGGGTGTAAAATATGGCAAATATGAAAACGACTGGTATATTCTTGGTGGCGCAAAGACCACACAAGGCGACAGTTATACAATTACCTATTTAGATACCGGCACAAAAGTTTGCGGTTTTTCAACCGCCAGTCAAGCGGCAATAGCGGCGGATAGAGCTATCGAAATAAAGCTAATCAGAGAAAAAAGATACAAGGAGTTAAAATGAACGCCGATTACTTTATGGGAATAGCATTACATTTCAGGCCAAACGATAAAAATGTGTCCGCTTGCGGCATAATAAATCCACAATGTATCGCGCACGACGCGCGAGACATCAACTGCCGCAGGTGCAAAAAAACAAAAAAATATAAAATTTATATGGGCATAAATAAATGGCTTAAATAGGAGTAAAAAATGGAAATCAACGATTATATTTTGAAAATCAAAAAACTCGGCGCGTGTGAAGCGGCGGTATTGGCGGCACACAATTATCAGACATCGCAGGAATTATGGGATAAATGCTATCGTGGCGACTGGATGTTGTGGCTCATTGGAAAATTATCCGGCAAACCAGAATCCGAAAAACGTAAAAAGTTAGTAATTACCGCGTGCAAATGCGCTCGTTTGACCTTGACTTTTGCTGGTGAAAATAAAGACGACACCGAAAAATGTATCGTAACCGCTGAAAATTGGGCAAAAAATGTTGAAAATGTAACAATAGATGATGTTCGAGCGGCTGCGGATGCGGCGTATGCGGCGGCGTATGTGGCGGCGGATGCGGCGGCGTATGTGGCGGCGGATGCGGCGGATGCGGCGTATGCGGCGGATGCGGCGGCGTATGCGGCGGATGCGGCGGCGTATGTGGCGGCGTATGCGGCGTATGCGGCGGATGCGGCGGATGCGGCGAAAAAACAAACACTCAAACAATGCGCCGATATTGTTCGCAAAGACTATCCAGATATTCAGAGCCTTTTTAACGCCTAATCAAACGACCGATTAGGCTATGTTTTTCGCAGTATTAACTTATAAAACAGCAAGGACAGGGCAATACAGGCTAAACTAAACCATTGAGCCTTTGCTATTGCCCTGTTTTTTATCTTGTATTAAGAAAAACACTTATTACAAAATAAGTCTTAACTTATAATAACAGCCGGAATTAGACCGGCTTAGCACAAAAAAACATCAAAAGATGATTTTATGCGATTTATAATTGCCTAATTATATAAAAGAAACGCGCTAATGTCAAGTATTTTATAGCACAATCCTGCTAACTTATAACACAAAACTGTTAAAACGCCAAAAAAACAAGCACATATTTTGTAATTTAACACAATCCTGCTACTAAAAGCGTTGTTTTTGTGCAAATAATCCCGTCCCAGCGACAAAATAGCACTATCCTGCTGATATTTATTTTTGCCTATTGACAACATTGACTTTTTTAGACAAAATTGCTAATAATACATCTGTCTTTTTTGGCCTTTTCTTTTTCTTTTACCCCCTTTTCTTTTTCTTTTCGTCTTTTTTCTTTTTTGCTGTTTTAAAATATATATATTTATAATTATTAAACATATTAAAAGGATTATATGAAAAACGAAAAACTTAAACAAAAACGACTAATAAAAAGAGAGGATAAAACATATCTTTATGGCCAGAGAAACAAGATGAGACTTAAACCTACTGGCGGAGAAATAACATTAGCCAACAAACTTAAAGACTCTGGATATTTTTGTATATTGCAATTTGCAAAATATCACAAAGGATTTATGGCTATTTTTGATATTTATTTACCCGACAAAAAAATGGCCATTGAAATTGATGGTTCTGTGCATTTGGCTTATGAACAGTCAATAAAAGACAAAATAAGAGATAAAATCGTTTGGGAAGTCTATGGTATAAAAACCCTACGGATAACTAATGAGCAAGCCGTTAAATTACCTGTTGATATGATTTTTGCCATATCCAAAGAACACGATTATAAGTATAAAAAGCAAAAAACAGGCGAAATTACCCAATTAAAAGGTTGGGAACACGGTAAAAAATGCGATAAATGTAAAAAAGTTGCGCATTGGAGTAATGGCGTTAGCTTTTGGTGTGGAAAACATTTTCACCGATGGAAAAATGAGAGATTTTATAAAGATACCAACGTCCCATAACGTCCACTATATATTTTTTCTTTTATCTTGTCAAGTTATTTTTCTTGACTTTGCTAAAATTTATTGATATAATCCTGTTTCAAAAGTCCAGACTTAACCTTAATTTCTTGCAAGAAAGGCGGTGCTGATGGCGTAAAATTTACAAGATACAAACATACGATGTTATAAGCCGGTAAATTTCGAGTACCGGCTTATTTTTTTTATCCTCTTTAAGTAAAATTTATCATTCCATAATCCTTTTATTTACAACAAGTTATAAAAATGTATAAAAAAATAAAAGATTTTACTTGCAATAGCTAAAGTTTTGGGGTATAATACCCGATATAAGATTGGAGTAAAAAATCAAGAATTTAACGGAGATGCGAAATGATAGATGCCATAACAAAATACTGTGTGAGAAATAATTTTGATGCTGAATTTGCCGTAGAAATGGCCAGAATAGCTTTTAATGATATAGAGTTCTGGTCGGAAATTGAATTGTCTAAATTAAGAGATGCTGTTTTATGTAGAAAGGCGGGTGTGTAGGGTGGGTAATTTTTGCGAACAATGCGGTCAACTGCACAACTTTTGCCTTTGCGATGACAATCCAGAATCTAACATAGCAAGAGATATTCGAGAACGGCAACAAAAAGAAGATTACCAAGATTTTACCGGAAAAACAAACAAAGAAATGACAGAAATGGAATGGTAATTAAATGGAAATTACAGTAGCAGAACATTTACGAAACTACATTGACAAATTGATACTTACCTACAATGCACAGGAGCAGGTAAAACAGAAGTATGTTTTTGCGCTTGAAGCAGAAATTTTGGAATTGAAAGATGAAAGAAAAAGAAGCGATAGTTGGGTAAATTACCACAATTTAGATTGTGCCACTGATAGGGCGAGAGATGAAAACAATAAATTAAAAACTTGTATTGATGAGATTGAGAAAGTTTCCTGCGGAGAAAACCAAGTCGCAGAAGATGATTCAGAGGGTATGGGTTATATTTATAAACGAATTACAGCCCTGAAAGAAGAATTAAACTTATGAATAGCGCGCCTTGTAGCAAGCTATAATACCCGATAATTAAATAAGCGTTGATAACAATTAAATCATAAAGGGAAAAGAATATGTGTGAACCTGCAAGTTTTGTAGTGGTAAAAGTCGGCGGCTCTTATGTTGCCTATTGGTCAAAAAAATCGGACAGCCACGAAGTTATTAAAAAAGAAAATAACTTATTGGAATTGGACAAGACTGATAACGTGCGAGGTGATTACCGATTGATACCGATTGAAATAACCCCGCCTGAAAGAGATTATAGATTGCCGCTTGAGAAGTGGGTTTTTAGGCCAGAAGTATCGCCAGAATGGGCAAATATGGAGGACGTTGAAGTAGCTTGCAGGGTACAGCTAAAAGATTGGTTAGCCGCTAAAGTCGTTCTGCCAGAGGAAGAAAGAGGAAATATAAATTTAGGCCAAATCGTTGCCATATATGGTAAGGTCGAGTCCATTTACGACTCTGCACAGGTCAAGTATATTTGCGGCTCTGCACAGGTCGAGTATATTTCCGGCTCTGCACAGGTCGAGTATATTTGCGGCTCTGCACAGGTCAAGTCCATTTCCGGCTCTGCACAGGTCAAGTACATTTCCGACTCTGCACAGGTCGAGTCCATTTCCGGCTCTGCACAGGTCAAGTCCATTTCCGACTCTGCACAGGTCAAGTCCATTTACGACTCTGCACAGGTCAAGTCCATTTCCGGCTCTGCACAGGTCAAGTCCATTTCCGGCTCTGCACAGGTCGAGTCCATTTCCGACTCTGCACAGGTCGAGTACATTTCCGGCTCTGCACAGGTCGAGTACATTTCCGGCTCTGCACAGGTCGAGTCCATTTCCGGCTCTGCACAGGTCGAGTCCATTTCCGGCTCTGCACAGGTCAAGTACATTTCCGACTCTGCACAGGTCGAGTCCATTTCCGGCTCTGCCGTCATTACTACTTACAATAATCTGTCTCCTGACATTCTTAAATCCTCAAAAGCGGTAATGATAGACAGGTCAAAAGATGTTGTACGGTGTTTCGTTGGTAAAGATTAAATAATTCAAAGGGAAAGAACAAATGAACATCGGTCTTAATATAAAATTTACCCGAATCAAACTTGGAATAAGGCAGGGCGAACTTGCCAAAAAGATAGGCATAACAAAATGTAGTTTATCTCAAATTGAAGCTGGTAAGCAATCACCGTCTATGGCAACATTAGAAAAAATTGCTGATGGATTGAACGCTACTGTATCAGAATTAACAAAAGATAATTAAAGCCTCCACTTCAAGGTTAGCACAGGCCGCTAAATCGGGATATGCGGCGGATAAATTAGCCCTCTTGACCCGAAAGTATTCAAGAGGGTAAATTAAAAAAAGTAAATATGTTGGGAGCGTTAAAGTCGCAAATTCGATGGATATGATACTTGCTGTTATGGTTTTTATCAGAAGCCAAAGCGACAGGTGAAATCCCTGACCCCGACGTTTTTGAAAGTGAATAATGATAATGGCGAAAAAAGACAAGATTGCCCACCCGCTTTGCAATTATATTTTATATGGAGAATTGAAAATGCGTAGAATCGAATTTGAGGTGATATTGTTATTAGGGGTATCTTTGCCCTGTTTTGGGGAAGAAGTCGTCTCTGATAGGCTATTAGACGCTCTGGCGGTCGTTGAGAGTAATAATGACTGCAACGCCGTTGGCGACAAAGAAAATGCGGTTGGAATCTTACAGATATGGCCGATTATGGTCAAAGACGTAAATCGAATATCAGGTAAAAGCTATACTCTGAAAGACCGATATAGTAAGCAAAAGTCTTACGAGATGTGTCGGATATTCCTAAATAACTATTGTAAAAATATGAGCGATTACAATAAAAGTAGGTGTTGGAACGGTGGGGCGACAGGCTATAAAAAAAAATCAACAATTAAATATGGCCAAAAGGTTATGGCTCAAATGAGAAAAGGGATTGAAAAATGAGCGCAACCGTAATTGAAAAGTGTCCTTATTGTGGCCAATTCGTACTGCCTTGCGACTGTATAGGAACGGTAAGGGCGGAAAATAAACGGCTGAAAAATTTATTAAAAGGAGCTATTAGAATGAAAACTGAAAACCAAATTTTAGATTACTTAATGCACGATAACAGTTTAACTACTTTAGAATGTCAAAAACAATTCCATACATCAGAATTGAGACATTATATCAGCCGTATAATCAAGAGAGGATATAACGTAATTTCTGTTTGGGTCAAAGATGTTGTTGATGGCAAGAAAGTTAAGTACAAGCGTTATAAAATTGCGAAAGTTTTTTAATTTTTCCAAAGAAAACACTTGACTTTTGATTTAATTATGGTATAATACTTTCACAAATGGCGTTGATAATTGATAACAAAATACTCATAGTATAGGCGGCGGGGATTTTCTCTTGCCCACCAAAAGATTATCAACGCAACCCGCCGCTTATTTTAAAGGAAATAAAAAATGTTTATAATTAAATTGTTAATTAGAATAATTTGCTGGCCTATTGTGGCTTTTATCTTTTTATTAGCAACGGCTTTGGTGTTTTATTTTGGGGCGATAGACTATAAAATGACTGATTGTAGTACAAGGGACTACAATAATCTTTTCCGGCTATTTACTTTGCGGGGATTGAAATGATGGACGATGACAATGATGGTGGTTGGCTTGACAATAAACCAATTAACCCCTTTGCTCTTGACTTAAATGACGAGGGCGAAGAAATAGGAAATAGAAAAATACATTTAGGAGATAACAATGGACTTACAAATGATAGAACAAATGAAAGAAAATAGGTCAATTTTGAGCCTGCTTGAGCCGGAGGAATTGGCTTGCCTTAAAGAGGTGGGGGGTGAGAATTTAATTTTCAGTGGCAAGGGCAACCATTGGAAGAATAATTACAGTGCAATAAATGGCGATGGCATTGTTTATCGCATTCGCCCTGATTATCAACCCCCAAAGCCAGAGCCGAAGATTGTTAAGTGTGAGGTGGTGAAATGTTGTAAGGTTTTAGGATTTTATAAAAATGTGGGTGGCGAAGATGATGAATTTTTTTCTTTGTCGGAAATAGTAGGGTTGTCTTATTTTTCTCATTTTGAAAAATCTAATGGCAATAAAATCGGCATTGAAAATATAGCAACAGAAATACGAAATGGCGGCAAGGTATTTGCCTGTTTTGTGGAGGAATAAATGGATATTATAAATTGTATTCAGGGCAGTCCAGAATGGTATCAGGCAAGATTAGGTATGATTACAGCCTCCTGCTTTGATGATGTCTTAAACAAGGGACAGGGGCGTGAGACGTACCTTATAAAATTAGTAGCAGAAAGATTAAGTGGAATCGCCCAAGAGGGATTTACTAACGCAGCAATGCAATGGGGAACAGAGCAAGAACCTTATGCAAGGGAATTGTACTCAAGTTTAAATGGCGATATTCCTGTTGAGCAAGTAGGATTTGTCCAGCACGATGGTTATGTAGGGTATTCCCCTGACGGTCTTATAGGGCTTAAAGGCACAGTGGAGATTAAATGTCCAAACACCTCAACGCATATTTCTTATATCCTAAAAGACAAATTACCGGCAAAATATGTTCCGCAAGTTCAAGGTGGCCTATGGATAACAGGGCGTGAATGGTGTGATTTTGTTTCTTTTGACCCCCGAATTAAACGTAAGATTCACATTATCAGAGTAGAGAGGGACGAGAGTAAAATATCTGAAATAAAGACCGCTGTTGAAAAGTTCAAAGCAGAGTTAATCGAAATGGTAAGCAAGTTAGATATAAATTTGTAAGGGAAATAAAATGGAAAAATCAGAAAATATCATAGAAATAGCAAAAGCATTATTGTCTGCCCAAAAAGAGATAATTGGTGCTATTAAGAACGCCGAGAATCCTTTCTTAAAGAGCGAATATGCTGATTTGAAAAGCGTTATTGAGGCAGTTAAGCCATCTTTAAATAAGTATGGGATTGTCTTTATGCAAGCGGTTAATATGGACAGTGTAATCCCAATCATAGAAACTATGCTTTTGCACGAAAGCGGGCAGTTTATTAGTTCAAAAACTCCGGTGTACTGTACAAAACCAAACGACCCACAGGCATTTGGTTCAGGTATAACATATTCCAAGAGATACGCTTTGCAGGCATTATTGGGACTACCTACCGAAGATGATGATGGTAATGCCGCAAGCAAAGAACCAAAGCAAAGAGTTGAAATCACAGAATCGCAACAAACATATATTGACCAGTTAGCAGAAAAACTTACGGATTCAATTCCAGAGAATATGACTTTGGATATTAAAAAGTTGTCCGCTTACCTATATAGCTTAAAGGGTAGTTATCCTGATGACCTAAAGACGGTTGGAGTTGCGGCGGCGTATATTGTGAATGGTGGAAAAATTAAAAATTTATGTAAGGCGATGAAATAATGGCAAATTTTAACAAAGTAATTTTGGCTGGAAACATAACAAGAGATATAACGCTTTCTTATCTGCCTTCGCAAACTGCGGTAGCAGACATAGGACTTGCGATAAATCGTCAATGGAAAGGGCAAGATGGGCAAGCCAAGCAAGAAGTTTGTTTTGTTGACTGTAAGGCTTTTGGCAAGCCAGCGGAGACAATAAATAAGTATTGCAAAAAAGGTGTGCCGTTGATGATTGAGGGAAGACTGCACTATGAAAGCTGGTCTGCTAAAGATGGTGCGAAAAGGAATAAACTTGTCGTGATTGTTGAGAATTTCCAATTTCTTTCAAGTGAGCCTACTGAAACAAAAACAGCAAAAAAGCTCGAAGATATGTCTAATGACGAACTTCTTAATACGCCAGTTGAAGATGACGAGAAACCACTACTCTAATGTCAACCTACGCAATAAAAGATATTATTGATGGCCAGCCCGCTTTCGAGAAACCTTTGCAGGAAATACTAAAAGACTGCAAAAGAGGCGGCGCAATCCAGATACTTGACGCAGTAGAATACATTACAGACCAGCAGCGGCGTTGGTATAAGGGAATTTGCTTGCCTCATCTTGCCAAATATGACGAAAACCAAGAATCTGTTGAGTTTTGGGACACTGAAGTTAAGAAACTTTGCGGCGGTCTAATGTTTCTGAAAAAAGAGATATTTATTACAGAAGATGGATTGCCGATAGGGCGATTAACAACAAAGGGCGTGGGCAAGGCCAATATGACTTCTTTTATAAAAGAGATATTGGCAAAATCAGTGCAGTATGGTTGGGGGCTAACTCCGCCTGACATTGAATTAAGAAAATGAAAGCGAGAACGATAATGATACAGTATAGGCTAATGCCCGACAACTCGTTAAGAATTAGTGAAGATAATAACCGCGCAATCATTACAACAATAAACGTTCTTGCAGCAAGATTATATAAGGGAGATGAATCGGTAATAGGCCATATTAAAGTGTATGGGAAGTTATGGCTAAGGAGACAAAATAGTGGAAAAATTTTTAAAAATTATTGCGAAAGCGAGAATGAAAATGGCCAATAAACTAACCAGAGATATAATCGAAAAGGCAATAAAAAAGTGGAAATTACAAACCGGTATTTGCGCCAATAGCTATCCATATAGCCTTGCCGGTCAACTTGACCAAGCCCTTGCGGACAAAGAACGTGCCGATGATAGATTATCTAAGTTGTATTTTGATGTATTGGCGGAGATAAAATGAGCGTTAAGCCGTGTATAAATTGTACTCGCAAAAAGAGAGGTTGTTTATGTCGTGAGTTTGAGATTTGGGCGTTAGATGAATCTTTACCAGAGCCTATATTAAATATGCCTAAACCAAGATATAAATTTAATCCTGCAATCATAGCAACACCGGATTGTCTTGAAATACAAAAAGGTTGTGGCACAAAAATAAAAGGTTTTAAAAGCAAACTAAAGGAAAAATAAATGACTAACGAAGATGAAATTATGGTACAAACTATCCATTCAGAATTATCTAAAGGTAAAACTATATTTATAACTCCGATAATTACCAATGATGGATATACCCCGTTTATCACTAATTCAATATCAGAATATATTGAGGTTAGTGCTGAAAATAGGAATAAAATCAAGATAATGAAACAGGTTGAAGAAATGTTGAGCGAGATATAATGAAGAACGTCCAGTCAATATCCGAAAGAATAGAAAAAGAGATTAAAAATCTTTCTTTAATAAAAGAGGACATACTATTGATGGAACAGGCCATTGGAAGTTTTACGGTTATTCAGGCAAAAGAATTTCCAACTATGGAGGTTGCAAAACAAAGAAACTTTTTAGATGCGATGCGAATAACAAAAGGACATCGTGAGGAGGCGGCTAAGTTATTAGGTATTCCAATTCGTACATTTGAGAGGTATATAGTTAAATATGGCTTTAAACATCAGGTCAATAAGTATGACAAAAGGATAAAAGGCGATGAAAAAGCGTAAATGGAATGAAGTTATTTGCCCAGCTTGCAAGAAAAAGATGAGTATAAATAAACCTATTTGTGATAAATGCAGCGACAGGTGTAAGAGAAAGGCAAAAAAATGAGTAGGGAAATAGAATTTCGCGCTTGGCATACCAGAGATAACTGTTTTTGTAATAGCTTGACATTAGGGCAAGTAAGTCTAATAGGCATAGATATTCACAGTATTTATGGTGGTGATATTATTCTTATGCAATATACCGGCATTAAGGATAAAAACGGCAAAAAAATCTTTGAGGGTGATATAGTAAAAGAGATAGAAAGCGAATATACAACTTATATTGGAAGTGTAATGTTTTCGGGTGGTTCTTTTAGGTTTGAATACCGAAGCGGCTACTACAAGCAGTTGTCGTCTAAAGATATTCGTCAACTACATACTTCTGAAATTATCGGCAACATTTATGAAAATTCTGAATTGTTAGAGGTAAAAAAATGAGCAATTTTGACCCCAAAGTATTAGTTGGGCATATAGATTCTTTTGGCAAGAACTTAAATGAATGGGAAGTAAATTTTATTGCTAATCTGCTCGATAATCCGCCCAAAGTTTATACGCCGAAACAGATTGAAATAATCAACCGGATTTATGACGAGAAGTGTTAGGGATGATACAGTTTTCAAAAGATGGTTCTCGTATATTCACCGGCAAAGATAAAGGTGAGTTTGAATTTAATTTTGTTAATGAAGATAATGTTGAACAAACAGAAGCGGAACTGAAGAAAATAGGAATAGAATTATGCTCGTAGCCTTTTGGATAATTGTATTTATATTATTCATAGCCTCAATGGTTTATGCTATGAAAAAAAGTTGAAATATACAGAATTTAAGGATAAAATATGAAACTTGAAGATATAGGATTTTATACATTGTCAGACAAGCGGGCAAAAGAATCTTCCGGCACGTCCCCAATGTGGCGTTGCGAGCTGATATTGCTTGATAGTTGTAATTTCAAGTGTCCGTATTGCAGAGGGTTAAAGGGAGACTGTCAAGGTATTATGCCTACTGAGACAGCGGAAGAGGTTCTGCAAAATTGGATACAAGATGGTTTGCAAAATATAAGATTTTCTGGTGGAGAGCCAACGCTATACCCTCAACTTGACGATTTAGTTTATATGTGCTACAGGGCAAGGGTCAAGAGGGTGGCTTTATCGACAAATGGTTCAGCGGATTTTAGCAGGTATAAGGAATTGTATGTTAGAGGCGTTAATGATTTCTCGATTTCTCTTGATGCTTGTTGTGCGGGAAAATGCAAGACGATGACCGGTGTGGATATGTTTGAAAAAATTACAGACAACATCAAAAAATTATCTGCACTAACATACGTAACTATTGGTCTTGTCGTAACCAAAGACAACATAGATACCGTAAAAGATACGGTTGTTTTTGCGAGCAATTTAGGGGTAGCAGATATTAGGATTATTCCAGCCGCACAAAATAATGAGCTAAAATTGTCATTAGAAGATATACCTCAAAACATCATAGACAAACACCCTATATTAAGATATAGAGTCAATAGGGCTTTGAATAATATGCCTGTCAGGGGTATAACGTTTTGCGATAGCCATAGATGCAGTTTAGTTCAAGATGATAGTGTTGTTGCGGGAAGTCATCATTATCCTTGCGTAATATATTTACGCGAAGGAGGAAAGCCTATTGGCAAAATAAGCCGAAATATGAGAAAAGAAAGATTGGAGTGGGCAAGCAGAACAGACATACAGAATGACCCCATTTGCAAATCAAATTGCCTTGATGTTTGCGTTGCATATAATAATTTTTTGAAATAAATTTATTTTTGCGCTTGACAAAGGATAGGGATATGTTAGTTTTAGGCGATGCACCAAGACACGATACTAAAACTGAAACTGAGCAGAATTCAATTCAGGCGACACTCGCCGGTCTTGGTGCAAGTTCTGCTCAGTCTTTTAATACGGTAAATATGAAAAGAATCCCAGTACATAGTGATTATGGCATTAAATACGCTATTGTTGACAATGATGATTACTTTAAGATGTCTTTAACTGATTGGGAGATAAATAAAGATGGGTATGTTTGTTCGGTATATCATATCACAATGCCAACAGTACGAATGCACCGACAAATTATGGGGCTTAAACGCAATGATGGCGTAATAGTAGACCATATAAATCATAATAAATTAGACAATCGTAAGTGTAATTTGAGAATATGCACAAATTCTGAAAATATACGAAATAGTGTTCCCCATAAAAATAAACTATGTAAGAGCAAAGGGGTATATTATTATAAAGGGAGATTCACTTGTCGGATTACCGTAGACAATAAAATGATATATTTGGGAAGATTTTCAACGGAGAGAATGGCTGCCATTGCATATAATCTTGCCGCAAAGAAATACTTTAAAGAATTTTCCTATTTGAATAAGGTTGGAGGATTAAATGTTTGAACAAGAATTAGCCATTTTCAACGAGGCAAGAATTTTATTTCCTTCACGCAGGCCGGGTGCAAAGCGTGGCAATGAAGTAGAGTTTAAAAACTTTTGCCGACACAAGGATTGGAAACAATGTTTAGCTTTATTGAAGCCTGCGATACAAAGAGAAATAAAATGGCGAGAAGAAACGGCAAAGTTAAATTCCAAACAGCGGGACAGGGACAAGATTGTATTTATTCCTGAATGGCCTAATCTTTCGGTATGGATAAATCAGCGTAGATGGGAAAACGAGTTTGAACTGCCCAGTGAAAAAGCCAAACCAAAGCCTGTGGCGGTCGCTATGAACATATTTAAGCCTATCCCAGACTATGATGCCATTGCCGCAAAAGAACAGCAGGCAAGGCGATTAAAGATGCGTGAAGATTTAAGAAAAGAAACCGGGATACGAATATAAAGGAAAGAAAAATGATATTTGATAATAGTTACAGGTTGGGAGTAAATAAATATAAAGTTGCAGGTCGCAATCAACACGGTACGAGATATAAGTATGCCGAGAGAGTAACGATTAAAACTGTTGTTTTGTCGGCCAAAGCTGATGATGCAGAGGGTTTGGCAAAATTAGCGATACTAAGCGAGCGTCTTGGCGTTCCGCTTGAATATAACTTTGAAAAGCAACAGGCAAGTATAGAACTTTGTAGTGCGAAAGAAATCATAAAAATAACGGCTTAATTTAAAGGAAAATAGATATGATTATTAGGGTGTTATATGACTAAATCATTATGCGATACCTGTAAATTCTGCGACAAAAAGAATATGATGATTTGCAGTAAATTTGGATGTTCAAAAATTGACAATATGGTAAAAGTATGTTTGTATTATAAACAGGAAAAGGATAATGGCAAATAAAAAGATAAAACATAGCTGCAATATGTGTCATCGTGAGATGGAAGAATTTACGGCTACAATTACAGGGCAGAATAAGGTAGTAATTCGGGTATATGCCTGCTCGCGTCCAGCTTGTCCTAATTTTGGTTTAATGCAGATACCAATGGAAACTATGGCGGAACTAAGTAATGAAAAAGAGTAAATTGGCCAGGAAAAAGGATAATCCCAATTCAACTTATTGGCGAACAAAAGCCGATGAATTGATAACCAAGATATGCACCGGCAAGCCTTGTGCTATTTGTCATATAACGCATAGAACTTGCGGTCATCATCTTATAAGTAGAAAAGTGGGACTACTTAGGCATAATCTAATTAACTTGATAGTTCTTTGCGATACCCACCACAATTTCAGCAATGATATTGCGCCTCATTCGTCTTATCTGCCCGCTGTGGTTAAGTTTGGTGAGTGGCTTAAAAATAATCATCCGCAGAAGTGGGACTTAATGATGACCTATAAGAGTATCAAGGGTGAACAGAACTACGAAAATGCTTACAATGTATTACTTGAAATTATTAACGCGCCGGATGGCGTAAATAAATTACTATATGAAAGATAGAAAGGAATTGAACAATGAGTAAAATCAAGAAGAATACATTTGAGTCTATTGAGGATATGCAAAATAGAACACTAAGCAATACCTGCCAATTATCTATGCACGAGGACACTCTTAAACATCAAAATAAAAAAATTGAAATGCTCAATAGTAGGCTTGGTGATTTGTTCGAGGAAATTGCAGAATTAAAAACTAAAAAGCCAGTATCTCATATTGCAAATTATCACTTTCATATTAAGGAGAGTTTTATAATAACATTATTTAATAAAATCAAAAAACTATTTAAGGAATAAAAAATGAAAACAGATGAATTGTTAGACCTTATTGAAAACTTAAATTCAGAAATGTATGATATTCTGCAATATGAAGAATTTTGTGGATTTGCATTTAGAAGTAGTGGTTTATGCAGTGCTATTAATTTTTTATCTCAACCTGTTTGGTGTAGCGAAAATGACGAAAGAGAATATGATGCAAATTACGAAGATGAACGAGAACCAATGGAAGGCTTCTTGAGGCGCAGAGCTAACGAAGAAATAGCTAAAATATCAAGATTAACTTTTTAAGAAAGGTAAAAAATGAGATACCCAAGATTAAACGGTAGAGAATTGAACGATGAAAGTAAGAGACTATTTAGAAAAATTAAGCGCATTGTAAGAAAGAATATAGCCCTATATGTATTAATTGCTAATATAAAATGTTTTAGAAGGGCAGATATAGAAAATTTATCTTACAATAGTTCATTTGGTATTTTGTGTGATGTGCTTAAGAAAGGAAAATAAATGTTAAATATAAAAAGAATTTTGGGTAATTACAAACATCTTATGAATGAGCAGTTAAAAAGTATTCCAAAAGAAAAAGTAGGTGATATTGAATTTTTTAACGATGAGATAAAAAAAGTTGAGCAGGCTTTGAAATTGGGTGTAACAATAAACAATAATTTATGAAAGGGAAAATAGTATGAAAAGGAACGAATACATTAAAAGACTTGAGGCTTTGTATAAGTTGGCAGTAAAGAACAATAACCTTGGTATGGCACTGGAAATACTTGAAAAGTTGGTGGAGGCCAAATGAAAAACTTAAATTGGCCTATAATCGGGGTAATGGTATTTTGGATTGTGGTATTTGTGGCAATTCTTTCTCTTGTAGGTTGTTCAGGGATAATTGTCAATAAATTCGATGATACTGGTAAGATGAAAAAACGAGTAATAATCACTTCTTCTATGGTGAAAATGGACTTCAAAAGATTATCAGTACAGACCGAAGATGTGAATGTGGTTATTGAAAAATACAATCAGGAATATGACCCAAACAGTTGGGTTTTAATTGGCAGAGGCGTTGCCGCTGGTTCTACTGGTGGCACAAGTGAAATTGCCAAAGAAGCGTTAAAATAATTTATGAAAGGAAAAGTAAAATGAACGAAAGAATTAAAGAAAATCTGGCAAACAAATGTAAGTCTCAAGGATATGGCACAACGGACGATGATTTGATTGAATTGGTTTTAAACGAAAAGACCCTTTGGGAGGGCAAACGAGATGAACATAGATGGTACACGCTCGTTCCTACTGTGGTATGTGTCGATGGAATGTATTTAATGATGAACGTTTGCCACGTCAAAGGCGAAGAAAGTTCAGTGGAAGACTGTATCGGTGGTTACAAACTTAACGATATTATTGAAGTCGCACCAGAACAAAAAATAGTAACTGTATATGTGCCGGTTAAATAAAGCCCTGCGATGTAGCAGGGGTTGAAAAGTAAATAATGCTGATAGTGGCGATGAACCCAAACGTAATGGTTAGAGCCATCTGTAAAACAAAACGTGCTAAGACCACGTTAGAGCCATTGCAAAAGGTATAACAGACGTTGCAGATGAAGACCTGCCTATCAGCATTTTTTAAAAGTGAATATGCTGATAGCGAGTAGAGGCCGAAAGACCACCCCTCTATCTTCTGGGCAAAGGCGAACTGGTGGTAGTACGCTGGTTAATCAGGAAGCTATCAGCATTTTTAAAAAAAGGAATAAGATTATGACAAATAAAAAAGTTTATAACGAAAAGTCAATGAATCCGAGAATAATTCATCCCAAGAAAGCAAAAAAAATGAGCGATAAAAAATGCAGAGCGATTACGCTAAAAGGCCGTAGGTGCAAAAGAAAGTGGTCGTCTGGCGGTACTAATGGCAGGGCGTTGTGTCAGCAACATTATAATCTTAGACTTAAAAAACAAGGAGTGGTAATAAAATGAGCGTCAAGATAACAGAAATTGTGTCAATAAATCGCGCGCCACATATACCTACAAGAATTGTTATTATGGGTGAAGAGGGTGGCCGGAATTTTGAGATTTTATCTGCATATTGCAAGCGCGAATACGCCATAATTATTGCTGCTAAATTAGGAATTGATTTGGAGATACAAGACTATAAACCAGATAACCCAGAATTGGAGAGCAAAAAATGAGCGAAATAAATGATGTATTTGCAGATAGTAATTTTAATTTAGGAACTAATAAGCCCATCGGACTGAAAATAAGTAAATGTCAAACTTGTGGACACGATTTAGACAAATTTAGAACCGATGGCCGTTGCCCTAACTGTGGAGAAGAACAAATTCCCGATTGCAAACCCGCCGAGCAGGTGAGCGAATTTACAGAAGAAATAAGAACAAAAATGGACGAGATGGACAATGGCGGTACGACTTACAAAAGAGAATCAATGGAAGCTGATTTATTATATGCTTGCGATTATATAGACCGGCAGGCCAAAGAGATTGATAATTTAAAGGCGGAGACAAAGAATAAGGACGGCAGAATTATTGAGTTAGCCAATGCTTGTGTTGATTGGCAGAAAGACTTTGAAAAAAAGGTTGATAAAATAAACAATCAAGCCAAAGGTAAATCCAACCTCAAGGCAGAGATTGAACGGCTAAATAATAAAATTAAACGGCTTGAAACCGGTTATATAAATACTGGTAAAAAAGTATGAAAGGAAACTGAATAAATGGAAAAGGAATGTTGGAACTGCAAATTTAGCATTGAGTGCGACTGGAATAAACCGGCAGATGTTAGTCCCTGTGATACCTGCGAAAACCATAACAAGTGGCAAGAATTAAAGGATAATGAAAAATGAAAAAGTTTAGAGACGTTTTCTACATACCAGACAAAAAAGATGGCATTCACGTTGACGATTTAATCGGAAACTACACTCTGTTTTTGAATAGAGTCGGCAGTATCGCACGTTTTGACTTTGAGCGACTGAAAGTCCTAAAAAAACTTTATTCGAGCCACGTTGAATTATGGACGCAGAACGATAGCGGGATGTTTTGGTTGGGCAAAAGCTGGACTTCAACAATGGGACAGCTTGGCGGTAAAGACCGTACCGGCTCTGGCGTAAGAGTTGCTCCTGCCTACGAAATATACAAAAATCCAGAGCGATGGTTTTATGCAGAATTTGAAGTACCGGATAAGCGATACATACAGTTGATGGAATTTCTGCAAACTGCTGTAAAAGAAAATGCAGGCTACGATAAGGCTTTGATTGCCAATTTCTTCATCCCAAAACAGATTTGGAACTTCGATAAAGGAACGCAGTATATTTGCAATGAACTTTGCAACGATGGTGTGCTTTTGGCGACACGAGAAAATTACGACCATATATGTACGGCAATCAGGTCTAAACTTGACGAAAACTATTCCCCAATTTTGACAGCTACAACCCTGCATTATTGCGGCGTTGATTTTTATAATATGGATGGCAACTTGCTTTTGGCAGGCTTTAACCAAAATCAATCCACCAATAAGAATTAAATAAATGGAGTGAAAAATATGGGCAACATTACAAAACAATTAAGAGGCAAGTGTAAGCATTTTACTGGAACAGTAGAAAAACAATGTAAGGCCGGTATGGTTTATGATGAGGTGATAAAACGTAAGGAGTTAGGTGATATTGGTTGTATGTTACGATTGCCCTGCACCGGAAAGGCTGTCGGGTCTATTACCAGAGACAATGCGGTATTGCCCTGCGATAAATACTGTGCCTTTACAGAAGCGGAAATAGAACAAGAGCAAAAAGATTGGGATAGAACGCTGGAATTGCTCATAAAAGGTCTTTCGCCTTGCTGTGGAGCAGAGATAGACACTTCGCACGTCATTACAGAGGGCAAACATAAAGGACACGGTCAAAGATTTTGTAGTAAGTGCCATAAGGTTGTTTTTATAGTTTAAGAACGGAGTGAAAAAATGATATTCAAAAAATACTATCAGGGCAATATAGGATTTGTCCGTGATGATGGCTGTACGGTAGGAAGAACAACAAAGGTTCAGGGCAAGAAAATGTTTGTCCCTTATGGTCAAAGTCTTACTGGCCAAGAGTGTGTCGAAATCGGAATGAAATTAGCGGAACTTAATAGTGAGGTGAAAAATGGCTAAGAAAAAAACAGAATTGCTGCCGTGTCCGTTTTGCGGGGAAAATAAAGCCGAAGTGGTTTATTACGAAAATATGCACTTTATGTATGTCCGATGTGAGTGTTCAGTACACGGAGCGGCAAGGGCAACGGAGGCAGAAGCAATCGAGGCTTGGAATAGGCGAATAAAATGAAACACCTTATCTATATCCTCATTTTCTGGTTTTTTTTCAACGAGATGCGAGCCTTAACTTGGTACGCAGAATGTTATCTCGAAGATACTGCTCAATGCGCAGATTGCTGGCAATTCGACCTAAATAACGATAATACAATAAATCTTATAGATTTGGCTATATTGGTCGAATAATTATCTGGCTCTTAATATCCATCCGCTTGACGAATTAACGGTAGTCGGCAACTCCTCTGGCCATTGCATTAGATTCTTAACGCCCGATTCAACATCGTTGTACATAACATCACGAACAAACACGAGCGAGCCGCCTTGTGTGCCTGCCGGATGACAACCCCAATAACTTGTTGTTATGGTGTGGTCTGTAATTGTGCCACTTGCGGTTTGATAAACTCCCCCCGTCCAAACATAAAGATTTGCAGTTGTGCCAGTGCGAGTTATGGCTATTGTTATGGGCTGAAAACGGTTGAAATAGGTCTCTGTATCAGCGGTTGCAACAACAGTATTAGTTGTAGCGGTCTCATCAATAAGTTTAAACTTTTTATCATTAACATCATATACGACAGCAAAAAAGTTATCGTTATCAACGGCATAACTACGTATGTATATATAACCTATACCGTCTCCAGTGGCTCTTGCCCCCATCTCATAAGAACCAAACCTGCTTGCAAAAGTGAATATATCTGTAAAAGTTGCCGGAAAAGTTGTAGGTTGAAAACTTAAAACATCTGCATTGCGGTCAGTCGTGGCTATATGCCATTCCGCAGGAGTGATATTTTTTTCGTAGGTAATGCCATCAATTTTCAGGTCAATAGACTGGTCAGCAGGATTTGCTGCACCCTGAATATACAACCACGCCTTTGCTCGACTTCGGCCTGCTACTGCTACCGTATGAGTAGATTTTATAGGGACAAC